GTTGCGGCGATTATGCTTGATAAAGAAGATGATCATAATCAGTAAAGTTACAAACAAAAATGGAAGCTTCATTATCAGGAGAGAAATTTTTTGCAGCTTTTCTTACTGCAACTAGAACGTCATGTGCTGTTGCATTAAAAGCACCAAAATAAGTACCATCAGGTAGTTTCAAAGTTTTTCCCTGCTGTGAAATATGACGGTACAGTTTTAATTCGAGCATTATTTCATGAAATCTTTCATAGTCATCATATTCTGCACCATATAGTTCAACCCTTACTAAGAAGTTATTCATAGCTATTCTCTTATTTTGACTGTGGAATAGCCAATCTATCAATTTTTCTTGACTGTGGAAAGGAAGAAACCCGCGCCGCCTGAGCGGGTTAACAAAGCAGGCATATAATCAGATAACAGGTCGCTAAGCGGCCTTTTTATTTTGAGGAAATAGCACGATGATAGAAGTATTTAAGGCGCTAGCACATTGGCATGACTCTGATGAAAGGATTAGGGAATTAGAAGCAGAAAACGCGAAACTTAGGGAGAAACTCGAAGCTGAGCAAGCTTGGTTAGATGTTAAATGTGAGCGAGCAAAAGAAATGGTTGTGGCTTATGCAAAATTACAAGCTGATAAAACCGGAGATTCAACTTATTTAGATGATGTTCTTGCTGAATTAAATATTCCAGCTATCGAATTGGAACGAACATATGGCTGGATTAAAGGAACTGTCTAATAAGCTGACGCAAATAAAGAAGCAAATCCCATTTGCCACAGCACAAGCATTAACAAAAGTTGCCCGGCAGATTGAACAAGCTGAGAAAAAAGCAATTGAGCGCAAGCTGGATAATCCCACTCCTTTTACTGTTAAGTCAGTGGGTTCTATTGGCGCGAGCAAGAGCAATCTGAAAGCCAAAGTCTTTGTGCGTGATATTGCAGCAAGTTATTTGACTCCGTTTGAAGTCGGCGGGGTACATAAACTTAATAGCAGCGCGTTATTAAATCCGAAGAATATTAAGCTAAACAAGTATGGCAACTTACCCCGTAATAAACTCCAGCAACTGAAAGCCAGGCCGGATGTATTTATCGGAGAAGTAACAACCAGCGAACATAATAGTGTCAATGGCGTATGGCAACGTAAGAAAGGCAGGAAGGGTAAGAAGAGCAAAAAGCGGTTAAAGCGCTCCCCGAATGGCACTCGCAGAGAGAGGAAAAAGCAGCGTCCACCGAAATTGTTAATCCGGTTCGGTGATGCATTGCCTGTTACCCCGATTCTCGGTTATCAAGAACGCGCAAGAAAGATGGCTGATGCTTTAATGCCCCAAGCTATGAGTCAGGCGCTAGATGAAGCTATTAAAACAGCTAAGTGATAGAATAACTAACTGATACTTAGCAATGAATGAGCTACCACAGCTAGATAAATGATAATGATTCTCATCTAGATTAAATGGGTCCTTCTCGGGGACATTTAAATCATGGGACATTGTGCGCCCCGATGTTTCACTAGTTATAAGTCTTTGAAATTTAGGTAACATTGACAAATGAATCAGTCAGAATTTGCAAAATTGCATGGTGTCAGCCGCAAGACAGTAACCCAGTGGAAAGCGCGGGGCTGGCTGGTTCTTGATGGTGATGACATCGATGTGGACGCATCAAACGCGAATATCGAACGCTATCGAAAATCTGTTACCCGGCCCGATAATAAAGTCACAGGTAACAAACAGGGTAACAAGTCAGGTAACAGATCCGAGGGTAACAAATCTGACAGCGGACGCACTGAGTCACCGACAAAAATTGTTGAGCGGATGATCGCTGAAAAGGGCGCAACGATGACATTCGACGAAGCCCGGACGTTAAAAGAAAACTTTCTCGCGTTGCTCACTCAATTAGAGTACGAAATTAAGTCCGGTCAGGTGTTGCCGTATAAAGACATGATTGAAGCTGTTGGACAAGAGTACTCAAGAATGCGTACTCGCTTAATCGCTATTGCCCCTGAGCATGGTCCTCGTCTACGTGTCTTGGCCTCCACCACTAATGACACGGAGTTTGTTCAAGCGTTACAGGAGGTGGTTTACGAGGCGATGGAGGAGTTAAGCCTTGATGATAATAAACAACGAGGAGAAAGTTAACACATCTGCTTGGCAAAATTTCACGCAAGAATTATATAAGCGCCGCCCTGATATCCGTCCTCCCGAGCCACTTTCGCTAAGTGAATGGGCCAATAAGTATGCTGTACTGTCAAAAGAAACCAGTGCGCAAACGGGTAGATTCCGATCTTTTGCTTATCAAGACGGCATCATGGATGCTATCACAGACCCGACTGTTACCTATGTGTCTGTTATGAAATCGGCTCGTGTCGGCTATACAAAAATTCTCGATCACGTAGTGGGTTATTATCTGGTGCATGACCCGTCTCCGATTCTTGTTGTTCAACCCCGCGTTGAAGATGCGGAAGACTACAGTAAAACCGAGATTGCCCCAATGCTGCGTGATACCCCAGTGTTGGCTGAAATCTCTGGTGACCCCAAAGCCAAAAACAGTAATCAGACCATTCTGAAAAAGACGTTTTTGAATGGTGCCAATCTGACACTGGTAGGGGCTAACAGCCCAGGCGGGTTTCGTCGTATCACTTGCCGGATCATCTTGTTTGATGAAGTGGATGGGTATCCGTCTGGCGGTGCTGGGGTTGAAGGTGATCAGATTGCGTTGGGTACAAAACGTTCTGAAACGTTCTGGAACCGAAAGATTGTGTTGGGTTCAACTCCTACGGTGAAAGGTACTAGCCGCATTGAAAAGTCGTTCGGCGATAGTGACCAGCGTTATTACTATGTCCCATGCCCTCACTGCGGCGAATATCAAATATTAGAGTGGGGCGGTCCCGATACGCCATATGGGATCAAGTGGGACAAGGACGAAAACGGCAATGGTTTGCCGGACACGGCTTACTATGTTTGTCGTCATAACGGTTGCATGATCCATCACAACGAAAAACCCGGCATTGTGAAGCGCGGAGAGTGGCGAGCGACAAAGCCATTTAAAGGCCATGCCGGTTTTCATATTTGGGCGGGTTACAGCTTATTCCCAAATGCCGCGTGGAAATATCTGGTCGCTGAATGGCTGAGGGTGAAAAATGACCCCTTGATGCGCCAGACATTTATTAACCTTGTGCTGGGTGAACCTTATGAAGACCGCGGAGAGAAAGCATTGAGTGAAAGAAAACTGCTTGAACGTTGTGAAGTCTTTGCCGCTGAGGTCCCGGATGGCGTGGCTGTTTTGACGGCGGGTATTGATACGCAAGATGACAGATTCGAAATTGAAATTGTCGGGTGGGGCCGCAATGAGGAAAGTTGGTCAATTGCTTATGATGTGATTGAAGGTGATCTTGAAACTGATGAACCGTGGAAGCGATTAGATGCTTATTTGAAGCAAGTTTGGCGGCGTGCTGACGGGCGCGGCTTTACTATCATGGCGGCTTGTATGGACTCCGGCGGTCACCACACTCAGAAAGTCTATGAGTTTTCGAAAGCCAGAATTGGTCGCCGGATATGGGCCATCAAAGGAGAATCGGCACGCGGTGGTAAACGCTCCCCAGTCTGGCCGACTAAAAAACCCACTTCCCGAACTAAGTCGAGTTTCAAGCCCATTATTCTTGGTGTTAATGCGGCAAAAGATACTATTCGTGGGCGTTTGCATCTTGATCCTCCGCTACCCGGCGAGGCGGCGGCAAGTTATATGCACTTTCCAGCCGACAGAGACCTGAATTATTTCAGTCAATTGTTGGCTGAACGTTCGGTGCTCAAAGAGTCGGGCGGGCAAAGGTTCCGCGTCTGGGAACAATTGCCGGGCCGCGCTAACGAGGCGCTTGACTGCCGTGTATATGCGTACGCTGCTTTATGTGGACTCCTGCACATGGGACTAAAACTGAATGCATTAGTGACAAGCATTACGACAAATCCGGGCCGATTGTTACCCCCTCCGGTTGAACCAGAGGAAAAAATCAGTTTGCAATATCCCGGCGTTATCATTCAAGAGCCTGAAAAGCCGAAACGAAAAAGCTTGTCTCAACTTTTGCCGTCCTAAATTTCCAAAGGATCACTATGTTTAACTCCAAAACTAGCTTGCTGGCTGGCGCAATGACGCGCGAGCAATTGCAAGACGCATTGATGAAAGCACAGCAAGCCTACATTGATTTGGCATCCGGGCAACGCGGCGTTTCGTTTTCATACACACAGGGAGACGGCACCCGCTCAGTGTCATATCAACAAAGTTCACTAGCGGATTTGATGGCGCTGATTCAATTACTACAGGCGCAACTCGGTATCGTAGCAAGGCCGCGAAAGCCGGTAAGGTTTAGGTTCTGATGAATACAGTAAGAATTTTAGGTCGGGACGGACAGCCTTTACCACCATCACGCCCGAAAATGTCTATGTTAGTCGGCGGTAGTCGTGTGCCTTATGACGCAGCGGATACATTCAGCGATCAGTTGGCGAACTGGCAGCCGGCATTATGGTCGCCGGATAATGAAATCAATATTTATCGTGACCGCATTGTTTCGCGTGTTCGTGACCTGGCAAGAAATGATGGTTGGGCTAGTGGTGCGATAACTAGGGTTCTTGATAATGCCATCGGTGCTAATTTCCGGCCCATTATTAAGCCAGATTATAGAATGTTGGCACTGATGACCGGCAATCAAAAGTTTGATGCAACATGGGCTGATGAGTACGGGAAAGTTGTCGAGGCGCATTGGCGTTCTTGGGCCAATGATCCGGGGCGTTATTGTGACGTAGAGCGCAAGCAAACAGTTTCACAAATGTTGCGTCTGGCGTTTAGACATAAGCTATTAGATGGCGATGCGTTGGCCGTTTTACAGTATCGAACTGACAGATTAGGTCCCGGACGTGGGCGGTATGCTACGACAATTCAGATTGTAGACCCGGACCGATTGAGTAATCCCCAACAAAATTTCGACATGCCGCATATTCGCGGCGGCGTTGAAATAGACGATGACGGCGCACCTACGTTTTACCATATCCGGGAAGCTCACATTGGTGACTGGTGGAGTGGCGCAAAAACAATGACGTGGGAGCGTGTGCCACGTGAAACGCCGTGGGGGCGTCCGCATGTGGTTCATGATTTTGATCACGAGCGCGGTGCTCAACACCGGGGTAATGGCATCTTAACGCCAGTTGTTCAGCGCCTGAAAATGCTGATTAAGTATGACCAGTCAGAACTTGAGGCCGCTATTCTAAATGCGATATTCGGCGCTTATATTGAATCCCCGTATGATCCGGCTCTTGTTGAAGCGGCTTTGGGTGAAAGTGAGGATGAGAATTTAGGCGCATATCAACAGGGACGCGTCGAGTTTCACAATGACCGCCGTTTGTCATTACAAAACGGGGCACGACTCCCGATTCTGTACCCCGGCGAGCAAATCAATACAGTGAACGCAGCGAGACCTCATAGTAATTTTGAAGGTTTTGAAAGTGCGGCACTACGCAATATCGCGGCGGCAACAGGGCTGTCTACTCAGCAAGTGACGCAAGACTGGTCTGATGTGAACTACAGTTCGGCACGTTCAGCTATGTTAGAGGCGTGGAAAACATTAACCCGGCGTCGCGCTGATTTCTCAATCGGTTTTGCTCAACCCATCTTGACTGCCTTTATTGAAGAAATTCACGATATAGAAGATTTACCTTTGCCAACTGGCGCACCTGATTTCCTAGAGGCGCGAGCCGCTTACTGTAGGGCGCAATGGATGGGGCCGGGCCGAGGCTGGGTAGATCCTGTGGCAGAGAAGAAGGGCGCAATCTTGGGTATGGATGCCGGTTTATCTACGTTAGAAATGGAAGCCGCAGAAAACGCCGGTGAAGACTGGGAAGAGATGCTCGATCAGCGTAAGCGTGAACTTGATGCGTTTAAAGAACGGGGCTTGACTCCTCCGTCATGGGCGCAACTGGATGTTCCCGCTGATAAAACTATTCAAGATCCGAAGGTGGAGTAATGAATTTACCACATTTGGCCCAACGGCTATTTAACACTCCGCTAGCATTGCACCCGCGTAAAGCTGAGGTCGTGATGGCTGCATTAACAGATAGATTCGGTATTACACGGATTAACGCAATGTCGGATTGGGACGATGACGGTAGCTTTTCGCGTCCTAAAAACGATGCAGGTTATGACGTTGTGGAAGGGATAGCCGTTATTCCGATTCAAGGAACATTAGTCCAAAAACTTGGCTCTTTACGTCCCTACAGTGGCATGACCGGGTATGACGGTATCAGGCAATCCTTTCTTACCGCACTGTACGATCCCGAAGTAGCAGGAATTTGTTTGGATATCGATTCACCAGGTGGTGAAGTCGCTGGCTGTTTTGACTTGGTGGACGAGATTTATTCAGCGAGGGGAACAAAGCCCATTCATGCAATTTTGGCAGAAAGTGCTTACTCCGCTGCTTATGCATTAGCTAGCGCCGCCGACAAAATCTATGTACCGCGTACCGGTGGAGTCGGTTCAATCGGGGTAATTGTCATTCACTGCGACTGGTCACAGCGCATTAAAGAGGACGGGTTACAAGTGACAATAATCACTTACGGGGACCGCAAAGCAGAAAGTAACCCTTACGTTCCGCTAACTGAACAGGCCCGCACTGCGATTCAAGATGACGTAGACGCGATGGGAAAACTGTTCGTGAGTACTGTTGCCCGCAATCGTGGCATTTCTGAAAAAACTATTCGTGGCACTCAAGCGGCATGTTTTTTAGCCGCCGAAGGTGTCAGTCTGGGATTGGCAGACGAGGTTATCACTCCCGATTCTGCATTCCGAAAATTACTTAGAGAATCAGGAGCTTAATACATGTCTAAGTTGAGTTTCGCCCATTTGTTGGGTATCAAAAAATCAGCATCAGAAGATGATGATGACAAAGAAAAAGGCAAAAAAGCGAAATCGCGTCGAGCAGAAGAAGAGGACCGCGACGAAGAGGATGCCGAAGATGATGAGGACGATACCAAGGCTGATGAGGATGAAGATGATACTGACGCCGAGGAAGATGACGACCAAGATGATGATAAAGATAAATCGTCTAAAAAAGGGAAAAAGGCCAAATCCCGTCGCGCTGATGATGACGATGATGATGCAGATGCCGAAGAGAATGACGATAAAGAAGAGGGTCGCCGCGCCGAACGGAAGCGTTGTGCTGCTATTTTCGGCAGTAAACACGCTGCTGGCAGACCGGACATGGCCGCGCATTTAGCGTTCAATACTCGCATGTCAGCACGTGAAGCTATCGGTACATTAGCATTAACGGGATCAGCATCAACCCTGCGTCGCGCTTCGTTAGATGAGCGCATGCAACAGGCACAGCAAGTGAGGTTAGGGCCCGATGCCCGACAACCCGCTAGCGGCTCTGTTGAAGCACTGGTTGCCAATGCAACCAGCCTCTATAACTCAGTGAAAGGTAAAAAATAATGGAACAAATCGGACAAAACCCATTTGCCCCCGGCATGACATCGACAATGTTCGTTCCAGATCAGTTAGTCTCCGGTCCTTTGCAACTAGTGACTGACACAGTGACGATTGCAAAAGTGGGATTATTGAAACGGGGAACAGTTTTAGGGCTTATCACTGAATTAAAAGAGTATGCTTTGAGTGTTAAAACCGCTAAAGACGGTAGAGAGAAACCCATTGCTATTCTTGCTGATGATGTTGATACAACAACAGAATCAAAGACTTGCGGTGTTTATCTGCTGGGTGAGTTTAACCAACACAGACTCATTTTTGACGCAAGCTGGACACTTGAAGATCTGAAAACTGCATTACGTCCTTCGGCTATTTTCATACGCGATAGTATTCAGGCTCCGATAGCCTAATCTCATTACCCCATTATTGCATTTAATGCCACCACCCGGCAGGGATGCGCTCGTTTTTAAATTCAGTCTGGTGGCCTCGGCTGCCAGCTATTGCATATAGAGAAATTGCATGAGTAATAATATTAGCATTTACGATACTAACGTATTAGTGCAAGTCGTCCCGAATCTAATGACCAGCCAAAATTTTCTATTAGATCGATTTTTTCCCAATGTAATAACGGAGGATACAGAGAAGGTATCAATTGATGTAGATGTAGGTAAACGCAGGATGGCACCGTTTGTCTCTCCACTTGTAGAGGGAAAAGTAGTAGAAAGCCGTCAATACCAGACCAACACTTTTAAACCGGCGTATATAAAAGATAAGAGGGCACCTGATTTTCGCAAACCCATTCGTCGTCAAATTGGGGAACGTATCGGTGGCGAGTACACAGCAGCAGAACGCGAAATGCTGAATCTGCAATTCGAAATGGCCGATCAAATCGACATCTTGAACCGTCGTCTGGAGTGGATGGCTGCAAATGCGTTAGTAAAATCACAAATCACGGTTGTTGGTGAGGGTTTCCCGGCAACAGTAATTGATTTTGGCCGTTCATCTAACCTGACGATTACCTTAAGCGGTTCGGATAAGTGGCCGCTTAAGGTTGCAGCAGGAGTAACAAACACGCAGCCGTCTGATGATATTGAATCATGGCAGACATTAATTCTGAAAGAATCGGGTTCGGTACCAACGGATTTAGTCTTTACACCTTCTTCATGGAAAGCATTCCGTCTGGATACGTCTATCAAGGATACCGCGATAACTTTCCCATCGTT